TCAAAGGTAGCTTCAGAGGCTTTGAGAGGGATTATGTCATGAGCAGGTTCGATTGGTCAGTCCCTGTCACAGTTAATTACGAAAGTGTTAGGAAATACATGATATCTCTCAACGGTAAGTACAGACCGTGGCACAATTGTCAGACAGCCCTTATCTCAGCGGATCCAGCAAACCCAACCTTCTGGATACTATTCATCATGCAAGCCATTGCCTTTCCCTTGACAGCAAGTGGCTTTTCCTTATGGTATTACCTGAGAAAAGAAAAATGGCTGATCGGTGATATTCCAGTCAAAAGCTTCTTCCGGATGGGTGATGACCCTGAAGATGATGAAGATGACGATATGGCGCATGAGAATGTTGACGATATCGAGGTGATTGGCGACATAGACCCTGATGAACACATTTACGAGCAAGCTGCCATGCTGGCACACGAGGCAACGTTGGGCCCAGATCCATTAACGCAAGATGAAGCCATTCATTGTGCAATACTAGCCGTTAAAAACAAGCTGGTCTCTGCCAATGAAAGAAAAGACATATGTGAATTGCCGATAAAAGATTCAACATTGTCAATGGTTCTGGAAGATCTGATTAATTACCTAGAGACGTTGACGGGGCAAAACCCTGTACTGGCTGAGATAGTCAAATGGTTGCATGGTGTTAAACATAAAGTATCAGCAGTAGTAGATAAACTGTTGACACTCCTAAGCTGTTTACTCGATTACATCGCGGTATCATTGAAAGTGCTATTTGAGTCCGTATCATTTTACGTGTTCAAGATCATCGATGCACTATTCCCAACCAACCTTGCCAAGAGGTTGAAATCCGTCTGGGGGTTAGGTGGCCTTGCACGAATGCCCAGCTTGTCTGCCACCAGGAGAATACTTGAATCAATGGCAGAAATGCATTACAAGCCACGTGGAGTGTTCGAGGATGATTACACCTCGCTCATCGAAAAGTTGCGGTCATATAGGACTGACAATGCACCAACAAACATGCAGATCATCACCCCCTTCGAATCGGATGTACAACGGGTGGTACGACACTTCGGTTATACGTTCACTGATGACCCCGATGATACAACAAAAGTCCTAGTCACAACACAGCCAAAGACAGGGCGCGACACATACGCTAAAATTGTGTTTGACAAATTCAACAAGGACGCGAAGTCTTTCTACCCATACTCCGTTTCCTCGGTGGTGAAGGATTTAACTTCACCCAGGGCAAAAGCGTGCAAAGAACTGGCCACAAAATTTGATCTAAATAAAGTGACTGTCATTTTGAGCACAGGTAACGAGATGAAAAGAAAAGAGTTTGAAAAGTATCTAGGTGTCCCAGTTATCACACGAGATGCGGTCAAGAAAGAGTTACACAGTAAAGATGTCGAGCAAGTTGCTGTTGACAAGATCTCTAAATTCTTTCGACAGGAGCAAAATAAAGGGCTACCTAAAGACTATTTGCTTATAACGGATGATTCTGGCCTAATTGTGGATGGTGATTACCCCGGAGGGTTGATTAAAAATGTCTTAGGTGCACAAGGAAACGCCAGGTTTTCAAAACTACATCATGGGAAGATCGCTGTCGCACAGTGTGCATTGGGTATCAAAAGTTCCACAACCTCAGAACATGAAATCATCTTTAAGGAAACCACAGGTCAGATCGAGGAGAATAACACCGACCTTGACACTGGTAATTGGGATGGTATATTTGGCGTCAGTTTCGCAAATAAACGGCCTTACACAGTAATCAGTGATGCATTAGCCAAGGATAAAGACACCTTTCTTGTCAAGACCGAGGCAGAATTTGATGCGTTATTATTCAAACTGTTACCAGAAGACCGCTTCAAGATTGGAGGCCCGCAATCGCGTGATGTAACGATGGCACGTCGACCCGTGATGTCAAACCAGGAGGCTATCAAATTGTACGGTGAAAAATGGCGCAAATACGTTCGTGAAGAGAAAATTCTTTCAGAACGAAATGACACGTACAATGCACCAATTGGCACTGATCAAGTTATCATGGGGCATCTAGACCCAGAACGGCTGATGGAATCAGGGAGTAGATATGGAGCTTTCCTGAACCCAAAGTTAATATTGGAAGCGGTACCTAAACCTCTGAGTGATGCGGATGAAGCGCGTGCAAAAAGAGCAGCGGATGCGATATTCCGAGCTTACCCGAAAGCGTTTGAGAACGCAAAGGTCACACCTCCACGAGCAATTCTGAAATACATCAAGATGAATTATTCACCTGGAAGCCCATTCATCGGTCATTACAAATCTAGGGAAGAAATGATGGGTTCAGGCTGGGAAGCAGCTTTCATGGCCAAAACTATGGATGACTTAAAAAGCGGCATTTACACACCACAATTCTATCATGGTTTTGGCAAAAGCCAGGTTGTAGAAATTGACAAACTGATCGCTGGTAAATCCATCAGAACTGTCGTGGCAGAGGACCTCGCTTCATATTTCATAGACCAGGTTGTCCAGTTGGAACGTAATCACAGGGACACATGGCGAGAGACATACATCGCTTCAGGAATGCCACTCAACCAAAATATGAGCGTTCTCTTCAATAAACTCACCTCATACAAAAAGTACATACTTGCTGATTGTACTGCTTTTGATAGTCGATTGAAGAAGGTGGTGTTTAGGTCACTAGGT